ACGCAAAAGACCCCCCTTTTTTACTCCTGTTGACATGAGCCCCTGCGATCAGCAAACCAGACGGCATTCCGAACTGGCCAAACAGCAAAAAGCCAAACGTAACGAGGCAATCGTTGAGGCTTTTCTGCGTTGCGGAACCATACACGAGACGCGGAAGGCCTTTGACTTTACCTACTCACGCGATGTCGTCCGTAGCGCTATCTCAATCGCCGGTGTCTATGATAAGTGCAAGCGTGACCAGCTCTTGATTGCAAAGTACAAAGCCAGCCCGAAGAAATCGACGTGGGAAGACCGATGCTATTCCAAGCTTCACGCGTCGGAACTTGAGATGCAAACTCAAGCATTACAAATGCTCAAGGATGCCTGCATCAAATACCCGCAATATGTTACACGCGAAGTTCAAGTGCCTGGCTGTCAAATGCGTGCTGATTTGGTTGGATACAATTGGGCAATCGAAACCAAGAAGGAATGCAGTTCGCAGGCCCTAATGATTGCGATGGCTCAATGCCTAACCTACCGACGGCACCTCGAAAAGAATCACGTCTGCATCCTTATCCCAGACGATCTGGAGCCAGCCCAATTCTACGTCAGCGAGTGTATGTCCTACGGCATCCCCATCATCAAAATGAATGAGCTAATCTGGTGGGTGCGTACCGTCGAAGACAATGCCCAGCCAAACTGAAATCGCCGAAGCCCTCGGCCTCACCCGTCAACGCGTATCAATCCTCGTCAGGAAAGGTATGCCCATCGACTCGGTCGAAGCGGCAAGCCAATGGAGGAAGCAGCAAGAGGAGAACCGCGTCCGGCGGATGGCTGGCGTCACCATCGCCACGTTGAACGAGCATAGCCTCGACGACATCTTAGCCCAACAGCACATCCTCGTTGCCTCAGCTCGCACGGCTTACCGCAACGCCATCGAGTCTGGCGATCAGGCCCAAAGCAAATTGCAGACGGCCTTTAACCAAGCGCTCAAGACTTTGCTTAGCCTGGAGGAGGAGCAAAAGAAGCGGGCCTTAGCGAACGCCGAGTATATCTCCAAGGCCGAGGCCGCGACCGCCACGAAGACGCTCATCGGCGAAATCCTCTCCAAGCTCGACGAACTGCCGACGGACGTCGCCGAGCGTTGCAACAAGGCGAACCCAGCCCAAGCCATCAAGCCTCTCCAGGACTGGGTCCGCAAGACGCGGGAAGACATCTCATCGCATGACCCTTTCCCCGAAGACGCTTGAGTTAGTCCGCCTCGGGCGTGAGGCCATCAAGCCGACGACCAGCGGAGACCCCGTCGAATGGCTGGAACGCAACGTCGCCGAGATACCCGACTCGCACCTGAAAGGTCCGTTCCGCAACGAGCGGATGCCTTGGGTAGGTGACGCGGTCCGCTACATCGTCCACCCGGAGGTCCGCCAAGTCCTCCTTCCGTGGTGCATCCAAGCGGGCAAGTCCGCAGCCCTTCGTCTGTCCACGGCTTACTTCATCGTGAACGACCCGGGCAATATGCTCCTGCTCCAGATGAACCAAGACGAGGCCGACGACTTCTTTCTGCGTCAATGCCGTCCGCTCTTCGACGCCATCCCCGAGGTCGTTAAGCGCAAGAAGCAGGACGATATGCCACGATCGTCGGTCGGCGACTTCCAGCGGATGATTATCTATTGCCGCTCGGCCCACACGAAGACGAGCCTGCAACGCATCACGACCAAGTACGTCTTCGGCGACGAGTGTTGGCGCTGGCCCAAGGGTCACATGGAGGAAGCGATGGGACGGACGACCCAATTCTCGTGGAACTCTAAGCACGTCTTCGCAAGCCAAGGCGGTACGCCGACGGACGACTTCCATCAACTCCTGGAGCAACCCTCGACCAACCTCCACGACTGGTCCTTCAACTGCCCGAAGTGCAACACGCTCCAGCCCTACGACTGGTCTTTCGTCCGCTTCCCCGAGGACGCCAAAGATGGCGACGACTGGGACACCGCCAAGGTCAAGGCCGGCACGACCTACGAGTGCCGCTCCTGCAACACCCGCCACACGGACAGCCGCGAGACCCGATTTGAGCTGAACCTCGGCGGCAAGTTCCACCCCCGCGAACCTGGCAAATCCATCGAGCGAGTCGGCCTGCACCTCAACGCCCTTGCGATGATGTCTTGGGGCGAACTTGGTCGGATGATGCTGGAGGCCAAGCGGGCGTCCGTGATCTACGGCGACGAGGAACCCCGCCGCATCTTCAAGCAAAAGCGACTAGCCCTAGCCTATTCCGAAGACGGTGGCTCGATGGTCACGCCCGTCAACGCGTCCGACTACGCCCTTGCCGACGACTGGGCGGAGGAAGCGGTCATCACGCCCAAGGCCCAAATCGCCACCCGCGAGAACGCCCCCGCTGGCAGCATCCCATTCCGCACGCTCGGCATCGACGTCCAGCGTGGTCACTTCTGGGCGGTGGTTCGGCGCTGGAGCCGTACGGGTCAAAGCCGTCTGATGGCCTTCGAGAAGATTGAAACGTGGTCAGGCCTCGACGACCTCGCCCGAAAAATGGGCGTCCACAAAGCCCTCGTCGCGGTGGACTCCGGGGACAACACGCAAACCGTCTATGCCGAGTGTTGCCGGCGAGGCTGGAAAGCCTTTAAGGGTTCGGGGTCCGAGGACTTTGCCGTCACCTCGTCAAACGGACAGACGACCCGCCGCTTCTACTCCGACCCGCAAGCCATCATCGTCCCTGGACAACCGACCCGCGTCTCCCTCATCGTTCACTCGGCCTCCGCCGGCAAAGACCTCCTGCACGGCCTCCGCGTCCGTAAACTGCACACCTACCCCCGAGACGCCGTCGAGGACTACGCCAAACAACTGAACTCCGAAGTCCGCATCAAGGACAAGCGCACGGGGAAGCCTATGTGGATACTCCCCCAAGGCGTCTCGGACAACCACGCCCTCGACTGCGAAATCCTCGCCATGCTCATCGCCGTCCGCTGGGGCGTCGTCGGTCGGGAGGCCACGACCACGGAAGCCGAAGCACCTACAACTTGACACCGTGCCCGACCTTATCACTTTAAACGCAAGCGAGTCGGGGGTTTGTGGGGACCTACAATGGCTTGGAGGTTCGGATCGTTGGCCCTCGGCTCGCCCCCTTTCCTTCCAATCGGAGCAAGTTTAACATGGCTTCCGGCATCTTTATCGGCCTCACCGAGTGCGAACTCCTTGCAATCCGTACCAAAGCGGTGGCCCTTATCACCGAAGGCAAGACCCTCATGTCCTACTCGGACAGCGGCTCGTCGGCGTCGAAGTCTATGGTCATGCCCGCCAAAGAGATGCTCGCGGAAGCTCAGTACGCCCTCGGCATCCTCGACCCCCAGCAGTATCCTGGCTCGGTCCGCATGACGGTCGGTCGCACGAATTGGAACAACCCAATCCGCAACTAATCTATGGCAGTCAAAAAGCGTCCTACCACTAAGGCCCGCAAGGGAACCCCGAAGCCCGAGGCCTCCGCTGGTGGCTGGCAAAGCACGGGGCTGACTCGCCTCCGCTTGGGGCAGTACGGCGCTCAACCGCGTGACCTCCGCCGCGACCTGTCCCCGTTCGACCGCCTGTCGATGGTCCGCAAGTGTCGATGGGCTGAACGCAACTCGGGGCTGTTCAATCAAATCCTCAACGACCTCACGCTCTACACGGTAGGCGACGGCATCAAGCATCAGTCCCACGCGTCGACGCCCGAGGCCCGCAAGGCCTATAACGACTACTTCAGCGAGTGGGCTAAGAAGTGCGACATCACAAATCGCTTCTCTTTCAACCAAGTCCAGAACATCCTCCTCCGAGGAATGCTCCGTGACGGCGACTCCTTTGCCATCAAGACCCGCAACGGTTTCGACGCCCCTAAGCTCCAGATCATGGAAGCCCACCGATGTGGCGACCCCATCAACCCAGACGTCCCTCCGCCCGGTATGCACGACGGCGTGCAGTTTGGACCCTACGGTGAACTCGCTGGTTATTCCATCTACCGCTCTGACGGCTCTGCCCGCTATATCGTCTCCAACGCGGTGATGCACATCGTCGACCAGGAGTGGGCCAGCGGTGCCCGTGGCGTCCCCGTTCTCCAGAGCGCCGTTGACTCGGTGCAGGATGACATGGACGTGCGTCTGCTTGAAATCCTCGCGATGAAGGACCACGGCGACGTAACCCGCGTCCTTAAAAAGACCGGCGGCTTCATGCCAACCGACATGGGTGCAGAACTCGGTCAGTCTACCCCCAGCACGCAGGGCCAGCAGTACGCTTCGATGGGTGGTAAAATCCTCGCCCTCGAACCCGGTGAAGACCTCCAGCTTCTCGCCTCCAACCGCGGCAGTCAGGCCATCGGCTTCTTGCAGGAACTCGAGCGCGATATCGTCCGCGTCCTTCCTTACGAGTTCGTCTCCGACCCTTCCAAGATTGGCGGGGCTTCCGTCCGTCTCGTCACCGCCAAGGCAGGCCGCGTCTTCGGCAAGTACCAGAACGTGATCATCACGACCCTCTGTCACCCAACTTGGGGCTATGTCATCGGTCAGGCCATCGCCAACGGCGAACTCCCCGACGATGAGTCTTGGGCCGAGGTCTCTTGGACGACCCCGAAGTCTGTCACGGTGGACGGTGGACGCGACTCCGCCAACGACCGCGAAGACCTTCGCATCGGCCTTCTGTCTTTCGCAGAAATCTACAATCAGCGCGGCATGAACTTTGAGGAGGAAGCCGAAATCAAGGCCCAGAACGTCCGCCACCTCTTGGACCTTTCCAAGACCTACGGCGTTCCGTTCGAGACCCTGTCGAACCTCCTCATCAACACGGCCCCCGGCACCGTCGCCCAGACCTCTACTGAACCTCAGCCCGACGCTGAAACCGAGACCTCTTCCTAAAATGCGTTTCCTACTCAACGGCCTTAACGGTCGCGAAGCCCTCCTCATCGACCCTGCCAAGGCTAACGATCACCGCATCCTTGCGGAGAAGTTTGGCTTCACGGATATGCTTGCCCAGCTCTTCGGTGAAGTCCCGAAGGCCTACATCGCCGAGGACGGCACGGGCGTCATCCCCATCGTCGGTCCCATCGGCAAAGGCCTTGCCCCCATCGAACGCATGACGGGCGCCGTGGACGTGAATGACATCGCCGAGACCATCGACGACTACGCCACGAACCCGCAAGTGACCCGCATTGCCTTCCAAGTCTCCTCCCCTGGCGGTACGGTCACGGGCGTCGAGGAACTCGCCAACAAGGTCCGAAACATCAGCAAGCCGACGATGGCTTACACCGACAGCGAGATGGCCTCCGCTGCTTACTGGGTCGCCTCCGCTGCCGACAAGGTCGTCGCCTCACCCTCTTCCACCGTCGGCTCTATCGGCGTCTACATGACTGTTGCCGACATGACCGAGATGGCTAAGGCCCAAGGCATCAAGATGGTGGTCATCAAGTCGGGCAAGTTCAAGGGCGCCGGCATCCCGGGCACGTCCCTTTCCGAGGAGCAAATCGCCAACCTCCAAGACAGCGTTGACGCAATCCACGCCGACTTCAAAGCCTCCGTCCTCCAGACCCGCAAACTCGTCAAGGCCGAGGACATGGAAGGCCAAGTCTTCTCCGGCAAGCAGGCCGCCCAGCGCAACCTCGTCACGGGCCTCGCGGACTCCTTCAACGAAGCCGTCGCCATGTGGGCCGAGAACAGCATCGCCCCTGCCCCTGCGGTCCCTGCTAAGAAGAAGTAAGCCCCTCCAGTTATTCCAAACCAAGCATTATCAAGATGACTATCGAAGACCAACTCTCGACCGCTGAACTCCTCGCCCAGGCGTTGACGTCTGAACGCGACGACCTCCGTGCAACCGTTGAGAAGCTGACCGTCGGCGCCGCTGACGAACTGACCGCCATCAAGGCTGACCTCGTCACCAAGGAAGCCGCCCTCGCTGACCTCGGTGTGTCCCTCGAAAAGGCCAACGCCGAGCGTGACGCCTTCGCCGCCAAGATCGCGGAACTCGAAGCGACCAAGGTCTCGGCCTCCAAGGAAGCCGCCAAGATTGCCGCCTCCGTGGGCGTCGAACCGACCGCCATCATCCCTGGCTCCGACAACGCCGCCGCCAAGGTGGACGTCCTCGCCACCTATAACTCCCTGACCGACCCGAAGGCCAAGGCCGACTTCTTCGCGAAGAACGCCCAAGCCATCTACGCGTCAATCAAGGTCTAATTTTTCTCTCACCCTAATCTCCTAACATACTATGGCTAATTCCATCGCATCCGCTCCTAGCGTCCTCGCTCAGGGCGTCATCTCCGCTCTCGCCAACAAGTTGCCCATGCTCACGGGCTTCTCGACGGTGTTCACCTCGTCCATCCAGGGCGCCGGCAAGACCATTCAGGTTCCCCTGATCGGCACGTCGACCGCTACTGAGTTCTCGTCTGGTGGCTACCTCACCCAAGACGACGCCACGGTCACCTCGACCAGCGTCACCCTCAAGCACTTCAAGGTCTCCAGCCGCTTCTCGCCTCTGGACATCCGCGAATACGGCATGGGCTTCTTCGCCAATAACTTCGTCGAGACGGCTGCTATCGCCCTCTCCCAGAAGTGCATGACGGAAATCAACAGCCTCGTCATCAACAGCAACTACAGCTCCAACACCGTCACCGGCGTTGCCCTGTCCTACGCTGAAGTCGTCGCTGCTCAGAAGACCCTCGATGACGCCAAGGCTCCTGACAAGCGCGCCCTCGTCCTCGGTAACACCTACCTGTCCGACCTCCGTAGCGACGCGACCATCATCGCCGCCTTCCAGCTCGGTGCGAACGTCATCTCCTCCGGCTCCCTCGGTACGATTGCCGGCGCTCAGGTCTACCAGTTCAGCAACCTTGCTGCCAACTCGGAAAACTTGGCTGGCTTCATCTGTGGTGCTGACGCCATCGCTGTCGCCACCGCTCTGCCCTTCAACGAAATCCCGGGTGCTGAAGTGTCTCAGGCCACCGACCCTGCAACGGGTCTCTCGGTCCAGGTCATGATCATCCAGGAGCAGTCGGGCTTCCTCAACGTCACGGCGACCCTACTTTTTGGTTGCGCCGTCGGACGCGCGACGAGCCTTCGCCGTCTTCTGACCGCCTGATCAACGCGGCCTAAGCCGCTTAACGAGACCCCCTTGGCTTACCCCTTGGGGGTCTTTCGTTTTCCTACCAAAGCGGGCATATATGATGAGCCTCTACGGAACCGAGTTTCTTAATGACGCAAAGGAGATGATTGCCGACTTCGGCGTGGCTGGTTCCGCCAACTCGGGGGCCATCACCTTCCAATGCCTCATTTCCGACCCCGCCGTGCAGACCGTCCTTGAGGCAGGGGGGTATGTGGAGCGTACCCAATACACGGTAAGGGTTCCCGCTGTAACGGCCTCCTGGAGCCTCCCAGATGGGTCTAATGGGGCATCGGCGGCCCTACTGTCCGCTGGCGTCCCCATCGCCTCCTTGGGCCAAGGGAAGAAAATCGTAGCCGGCGGGAAGAACGTCCGCATCACGACCCAGACCTACAAGCCCGCGTCGGCATGGATCACGCTCCTCGTCATCGACGATAACCAATAAGGCCGTGGTCAAGGTCTCCATCACGCCCGCCAGTCAGCAGGCCTTCGTGGACGCCATCCAGAAGTTCGCCGCCGCCTCCAAGCAGACCATCCGCGACGCCACCTTGGAACAGGCCGCCCTCGCCTGCCAAGACGCCGCCACCTTCACCCCTCCCTTGACCAAGGGCGGAGGCAACGGCCTATCCAACGCCGCCAAGAAGGCCGGCGAGCGTGCCGTGGACCGAGACGTGGGCAAGGTCGTCACCCCTTTGACGGGCGGAGGTGCAGGGACGCAGGCCACCCGCGTGATTAAGCGCCTCGGCTCCTTGGCCCTTAACGATAATCAAGGCCTGTTCTGGAAGGTGGCCTCCAGCCAATCGACCATCATCTCTGCTAACTCCTTTGTGGCCCGTATGCTCTCCCAGCAGTACAAGGGTTTCGGGACGCCCGAGGGTTTCCAGAAGGCCAAGAACTACTTTAACCGCATCGGCACCCGGGTCGCCGCTCAGTCCTTCAGCTCGG